GATCCATATGCTGTGAGGAACTATGCCTTGCAGCAAGAATTTAAACCTCAGATTGAATATTTTAAAGGTAGTCGTAGCATTGAACAATTCTTTGTTCCTGGAACTAAAGAAGCGTTTGAAAGAATTATGGGTATCAAGATTCGTGAGTGGGAATCTCATGGAATGTGTGGTAGATTTCAATACTGCACTTCTGAGGATCCACTTGTTTATCATAATGATGGACAGACTTGGGCTGCTATGCTATACTTAAATCCTGATGCTCCATATAGCACAGGAACTTCTCTGTACGCTCATAAAAATGGTGCAAGGAGAACAAGTGATTCAAATTTTAATGATAGTGAAATCTACTCAGGAGGTTTTTACGATAAAACTAAATTTGAATTAGTTGACTCTATTGGTAATGTTTTTAATAGACTCTTTATCTTTGATGCACAGAATATTCATGCAGCATCTGAGTACTTTGGTCAAACAAAGGAAGATTCTAGATTGTTCCACATTTTCTTTTTTGATTGATGAAATTTTTAGTATATTCAAAAATGGGATGTCCTTACTGCACTAAAGTAATGACAGTTTTAGAGATGACTGGTAAACAATTTGTTGAATATAAACTCGGCAGAGAGTTTACAGGAGAAGAATTTTATGATAAGTTTGGGGAGGGTGCTACCTTCCCACAAGTCATATGTGACGATAAAAAATTAGGAGGATGCGTTGACACCATTAAATTCCTCAGAGAACGAAAACTGTTCTGAAATCAGCATAAATAAACACAAGACTCACTCTAATAGAGGAGTAGATTTACTACTTAATGGAGGGAAGAAGAAACCAAAATCATTTCAATTAGTATTTGAAAAGATGGTACGCTTCTTCAAGAGAGAAGTAACTATCTATTTTGAGATTTCCTTAAATGTAAGGAAAAGAAGTTAGTTCTCCAGAGGTAAGAAAAATGTTAGCAGTAAGTTTAGTTTTTGGTTCCTTTTTAACCATTTTATTTCTTGTAGTGGGACTAATAGGAGGTTGGACTGCTAGAGAATACATGATGAACTATCGGGAAGTACCAAGACCTCACCCCGAAATGTTTGATGAACAAGGAAACTTAATCCCAGATGAGGTGATTGCATTTAACTTTGAAAACTATTATGACTACAACGAAGAAAGCAGCGACGACGACGAAGACTAAAAAACCTAGAACTATCAAGGCAGCATCACTGGATCTGCCTAAACAACCACTTGTTTTTGAAGTTCTTGATTTAGTAAGTAAGCAAAGATCAAAAGCAAAAAAAGTGGAAGCTCTTCAAAAATATGAAGAACTTCACTTGAAAATTGTATTTAAATGGAACTTTGATGAAAGTATTCAAAGTGCACTTCCTGCTGGAGAAGTTCCATATTCTTCTTACGATGAACAAACTTCTTCTAGTGGAACACTTTCTAAAAAGATTGACCTGGAAACTAGATCAATGTATGAGAAAGGTTCTTTTTCTCTTGGTAATGCTGATAAGCAAGGAAGAACCACAATCAGAAGAGAAGCAAAGAATTTTTATCACTTTGTAAAAGGTGGTAACGATGGTATGAATAATATCCGTCGTGAATCTATGTTCATCAATCTTCTTCAAGGTCTTCATCCTCTTGAGGCAGAAATTGTTTGTCTTTGTAAAGATAAAGACCTTGAAAGTAAGTATAAAATCACAAAAGAAATTGTTGCAGAAGCATATCCTGACATTCAGTGGGGTTGATAATGAGAATTATTTTTGAAGATTGTGATCCAGACAAAGCACTAGACAAATCTCTTCCATATACTGCATACCTTGTAGAATATAAAAAAGATGATACTAGTCATTATGATCTAGCAGTTGCTAAAAAAAGAGTTGACATCTTTGATTATTATTGGGATAAGTATGGCAGTAATTTTGTAACAATGAATCAAAGTGAGGGAAGAATCAACCCTAAACTATGGGGATATCAAAGTAAAGAAACAAAAAAGAAAAAATAATTACACCCTAAACCAAAAACGGAAAGTGAATTCCCATATCGGGCAAAAAATTTTCCCAGAAATTTTCAGTCTGTAGGGTCGCTTGACTAAATAAGGTATAAGGTCTATAATAGACCTACGTTCATCAGAGGAAACTCTGACGCAAGTAAGTCGCGGAACGGAGCGTTCATCCCATGTTAGAGATTTTACTCTACACAACACTCACTTGTCAGCAGTCTGAAGCAATTATGCTGAGGATTACTAAAAACAAAGACCTTCCTCCTGCAGTGAAGGTTGAATTAGTAGAAACCGTAAGGGAATCTACACCTGAGTGTTATTGGGACGCAAACGACTGAAGGAACGGGTTTTAATTAACCTTAGTATTTCAGGTAACGACAAATGAACACACTTTCTCTCATCAAAAAGCAAATTAAGAAGGCAGCAGCACTTCACGATGCACAGATTGCTATGACCACCTATCGTGGTGTCAAGTTTGAGTGCAATCATGGAATTGCTGATGAAGTGCATGGCACTTTCTGCTATCGTGGTCACACTTATAACAAGTGAGGCAATTATGCAAGCACTACAGGTAGCAGGTCTTGGCACCCTTTTCGGTGCAGCATTCATTAGTTTGATTTATGGTGAAATTTCACTTCTTTATAGGAAGTGAATCAATTCCAAAGACAAATCTAGAGGGGTTAACACCCCTCTTTTTTTATGCTATAATAGGATCAGTCAAATCTATCTTATGGACAAGGAACGACTAAAACTTATTGTTCGCAATCTTGAACTTTTGGTTGATAGTCTAAAAGCGGAGGTGTATTCTGATGTCTCGGCATATACAAAAGATTTGAATTATGAAGATGTAGCACCACATCTTAATGATTATGATGAAATTTTTGATGACGATGATGGATACCCAGACTGATGACTAGTAGAGCAAAAAAACTTATTAAGTTGTTGGAGCGACTAATTCAACAAGATTATCTCTATTCTGAAGAAAAGATTATAGAGATGAAAAAACAACTGAGGTCTCTTAAGGAAGAGGTTCACAAATTAGAAGAAAAAGAAAGCAAAGGATTTGGTAAATGAGTGTAAAACTGATCAGTGTAACTCCCGATGCGGAGAAGACGATGGCATACGTTGCTCGTGTGTCAAACCCAAAAAATCAAGAAAATCCAAACTATGCAAAGTTGTTGGGTTATTGTATCAAGCACAATCACTGGTCTGTGTTTGAACAAGCATTCATGACTCTTGAAATTGAGACTACTAGGGGTCTGGCAGCTCAAATTTTGAGGCACCGTTCATTTACATATCAAGAGTGGTCGCAACGGTATGCTGACAGTTCTATGTTGGCAGAGCAAATTCCTATGTTTGACCTTCGTCGTCAAGACACTAAAAACCGTCAAAACTCTATTGATGATATTGATGATTTTGTCAAGCAGGAGTTTGAAATCAAGATTCGTCGCCACTTTGATGAGGCAATGGTCTTGTATCAGTCTATGCTTGACTCTGGAATCGCAAAGGAGTGTGCCCGTTTTGTGCTTCCCCTCGCCACACCCACCAGAATGTACATGTCGGGGTCTGTTCGCTCATGGATCCATTACATTCAACTTAGATCTGCCAATGGAACACAAGCGGAACATATGAAGATCGCAGAAGAATGTAAGAAGATCTTTGCAGAGCAGTTCCCTACAGTTGCAGAAGCACTGGAGTGGGTCTAAATAAATCACATTGAATTTGTAACTATGGCAACATATCCGGTAAAACACAAAAAAACTGGCGAAACAAAAGATGTAAGAATGAGTGTTCATGCATGGGATCAGTGGTGTAAAGACAATCCCGATTGGGAAAGATATTACACACCAGACAATGCTCCAGGATTTGGTGAAGTTGGTGAGTGGAAAGACAAACTAAGAAGGAAAAATCCTGGATGGAATGATGTATTGGCGAAAGTCAATAAAACACCTGGTTCAACCGTAAAGAAAATCTAAGTATGGCAAGAAGGAAAAGGGCATCAGCAAATGATCAACCAATTGGAGTTGGTCTTACAACAAAACAAATGAAGAGGAAAAAACCTCTTAGTCAAGAGTACTTAATTGATATTGAGCCACTCACTGACAATCAAAAACGTCTTTTTGATGCATATAAAGAAGGAAAACATCTTGTTGCTTATGGATGTGCAGGTACAGGTAAAACTTTTATTACATTGTATAATGCACTTCGTGATGTTCTAAATGAAAACACACCTTATGAACGTATCTATCTTGTACGTTCTTTGGTAGCAACCAGAGAAATTGGTTTTCTTCCTGGTTCTCATGAAGATAAGGCAGATATTTACCAAATTCCTT